TCTTTCTCTTTCATATTATATTGGGGTTATTTAGTTATATTGTTACTACCCTAAAAACACCCAACCAAAACAGCTCCGACAAAAGAACCTCAACGTAGTGATTGGGTGTTTCAAAGATAATAAAAACGATGGTGGTTGAGGTTTGAACATAGTTGGTGTCGGAGCTAAATTTGTTTGCGTGAAGAATACTAACACAGATCCAAAAATAAATCAAGAAGAAAGTATTTTAACCCTCTTGTGATTAGTGGTATTTTTGTATACTATAACATATCAGTAAAAAAATAGTCTGGGGGTAAAGTTTGGAAAAAAAGAGCTCAACTTTAGCACCAACTTTACCCCCTAGAGGCCTTTTCTGTATATAACACCACATATTATATCATAATCTTGACATAATGTGATAGAAAACTGGTGATATTGGAGGGATATAATATAATAGAAATTTACCAAGTCAAGAAAGTTGGTGGCTTAAAGACTTGGTTTCTCTTAATACATAAATTTAAAATGTGTCATAATTAAACATAAGTGCCAAAAAAGTCAAATTTTTCTCATTTGGCTAAGGTCAGATATGAATTCGTGTTGGAAAATTGTTGTACAAATATACAAAGGGGTAAAGTTGACGTTTTAATTTCAAACTCTACCCCCAAACTTTACCCCTACGATTTTGTAGTAGATAAGCTCTTTTTTTTATACTAGGGGGTAAAGTGTTAAAGTTATCTCTCTATCTTATAGGTATCATAATAGTAGTAAATATATGTAATAACAATGGGGCTGATTTTTTTCAACTTTACCCCTTTGAGGGGGGTTGACATAAAAAATGTGTTCAACAAATTTCCTCCTTGATTTTTTCAGCCTCACCAACCTCATTTGACTTTTCCCCTTAAAGGTGTATTTTAAAAATATGGAAGACAAGCCACCATACACACCAGAAGAAGATGAAGATATCAGAGAGGCACTTGCTGTAGGAGCAAGCACAGCTCAGGACATTTGTTTTGAAACCGGATTAGACTACATGAAGATCATGGAATGGTTTGGGCATGGAGATAATACTAAAGAGGCTGAGAGGTTAAGCCAACAGCCATTGTGGGATGCCAAGAAGAAAGTATTGGGTGGTGGCAAAGAGGACACAGCTACGGCCAAGTGGCTCTTAACTCACCACAAAGAAACCAAAAGGGATTGGGGTGATCGAATTGAGCATGATGTTGAGGGTGAATTAAAACTCAAGGATTTATCGGATGAAGAATTGAAAGAGAGGGCTGCAGAGATAATGAGTAAGGTGCTTGGGAAATAATAAACAAAATTATTATGCAATTATTTATAGATTTACTCCAATGTGTTGCTATACTTGCAATTGTTTTTGGTTGTAAATGGAAAAAGTTTTAACCTATGCCAACAGTAGATGAACAAATAAAAGCAAAATTAAAAAAACTACCTCGTGAAGATGTGCAGGAATTTTTGGCTATTAAGGATGAGTTGGATAAAAGGCAGGTAGAAAATATGGCTGAAACATTTGTGCCCAATGTGAAAACAGAAGAGTTTATTAAGCAAGTTGGAGAGAACAAGGCATTTGTTAATATGTTTGTGGCTGCTAATGGGGTTGGTAAATGCCTTAAGAAAGATGCTCCTGTTTTAATGGCTGATGGTTATTATAAAAGAATGGATGAAATAGTTGCTGGTGATATGATATTAGGACATGATTATGAAAGTGGATTAGCAAAACCATCAAAGGTTATTGACATTTGGGATTCTGGCAAAAAAGAAGTTTATCGTGTTAATTTTAAAGATGGTACATTTGTTGAGGCTTCTGGGAATCATAGTTTTCCAATGAGAATGAGAAGTGGAAGAAAGTCAGCTATAAAAAAACGAAGATTAGATGAGATTATAGATAGAAAGATAAATAATGTTGGTGGAAAATTAAAATTTTTACAACCGAAACAAATTGAATTTGATAATAATTCTCATTTACCTATTGATCCATATCTTTTAGGTGTGTTATTAGGTGATGGTTGTATTAGAGAAGGGCATGGGCTGTCATTTACTAGTTTTGATAAAGAAGTGCCAATTAGAATTGGTAAAATAGTAAAGCAAATGGGAATGAAAATGAATAAATCAAAAGATGGTAGTAATAGTTTTAGTATTACTGAGCCATCATTAAAGGCTACTGGGCAGGTGAATAGATTGAAAGAATCGTTAAAAGAGCTTGGAGTATATGGTTTAGGCTCAGGCGATAAGTTTGTACCTCACATGTATAAAACTGCTTCAATAGAAGACAGAAAGCAGATATTATCAGGCTTAATAGATACTGATGGAACTTATAAAGAATATTTAAGTAAGAGTAAAAGACTTGCAAATGATTTTGTATTTCTAGTTAGGGGCTTGGGTGGAATAGCGAATTTAAAAGAAAGAAACATAATAACTAATTTTACCAATGGTAAAGAAAAAACATTTTACAGAGTATATTGGAAGTTTGATTACGAATTACCATTATCATTAAAAAGGAAGCAAAAGATTTCAAAAAAACCTGTGGACTATTCTAATCGTTTTGTAGAGAATATTGAATATGTTGGTGAGTTTGAATGTATGGGGTTAGAAGTTGACCATCCTAAACATTGTTTTATTACTCATGATTTCATTTCTACCGGCAATTCATGTGCTATGGTCAACATCCTAAATGCTATTTGTTTTGGTGCTCCTAAGCATGATCTTAACCGGAGCAGATGGAAAGAGAAATGGGGTGTGCCACCTGAATCATTCTTTGATTATCCATTATTTAATGACTTTCCTTATCTCAAGGTGGGTAGAATTGTATCAGATCCAACTACAATCAAGATGAAGATTGTGCCGGAACTCAAAAAATGGTTTCCATCCAACAGGTACAATGTTAAATATGATACAAGGAAAGAGGGTAAGCAATACGAAAGCCGATGGACTACTGATACTGGCTTTGAGTTCGATATAATGACTACAGAACAGGATGCTAAAGAGTTTGAGAGTACAGATCTTGGCTTTATATTGTTTGATGAGCCAATACCAAAAGCTATCTACAAGGCCTGTATTGCTCGTGGTAGACGTGGGATGATTGTGATTTGGGGCTTCACTCCATTGTCATATTCAGCCTGGATAAAGGATGATATTTACGATAAGAGGGATGGCAAAATGGTTGAATATGTAAATGCTACTGTATGGGATAATTGTGAAGATGTTGAGGGTACAAGAGGAATATTAGAAAGGGTAAACATTGATAAAATGATCTCTCAATATGATGAAAATGAGATTGAATCAAGAGTTGGTGGTAAGTTCGGCCACCTCTTAGGTCTGGTACATAAGGGCTTCGAGCCTAAGATCCATTTGATAGATCCATTCGATATTAATAAAGATGATTATGTTGTGGCAATGGCACTTGATACTCATCCAAGAGTACCGGATGCTTTGCTATGGATGGCCATTGATAATAAGGGCAGAAAGTTCATCATTGCTGAATTGTTTTATAAGGGTACGGATGCTGAACTCAAGGCAGAGATACAACGTATTGAGGTTGGTATTAGGCTAATTGATAGGCTTATTGATCCATCGGGTTTTAATGAGGATGATAGAACAACTGAGGTAAGCTTTGGTGAAAGGCTAAAGAAACAAAAGCTAGACTTTAGGCCTGGCTCTAAAAAGTTGCATGAGTGTATTAGGAGAACTGATAATGCTTTCAAATATGAATATCGTGATGGCCAGATGATTAGTGCTCCTGAATTGTATATCTTCAGGTCATGTACCGGATTGATTAAGGAGTTGCAAGGTTATGTTTGGGATGAGTACAAAGGTAAAACTGCTGATGAGAGGACATCTAAGGGGCAACCAAAGGACAAAGACGATCACTTTATTGAGGATCTACATCGCTTATTGATTGAGGAATATAAGTGGACACCTATTATTAGACGTAAAAAGAATACATCATTTAATAAGTTTGCTCATATTTAAATTTGCTTTTTCCCAAAGTATTTAGTATTGTCAAATTACATTCGTGTCGCAAGTATCGTTAATCTTGTAATTTAACGTCTTTTTTTATGGAAACAAAAGAATACACACAAGCTAAGTATACTCCGATAGAGGAAGAGTATAGATCATTGCTTATGAAGCAAATGACTAATGCTAAAAATCAGCGTGAGCAACCTCATGATGAATTTAATGGTATGAGTTATTCTGAATGGTGGGTGGAAAATGCTAAAGTTCGTAATGGATATAAAGAACCAAAGCAAAATGATAATGAGGTGAGGATAACATCTGGTACTGTGATGGAGAAAACCAACTCAATAGTTTCATCCTTATTGAATTTGAACCTTGAAGCAAATATTGATGCTTATGATGAAAAGGGTGGATTGGTTGATCAGGCTGGTACATTGGCAGAGGATCTTATCAAAAAATCAAATGAATTGGAAGAGCCAACTTACGATGAAAAGGAAGCTGGTATTATTGATGAGTTTTGTGGGCAAGGTACAGTTTATACAAGAGAGTATACAAAAGAGTTTGTTATTCCTGATAAGACTATTACTGAATTGAATTTAAAAGAGGCTGATAAAGTGAAATGGACTGAGGGAATGGAAAAGTATCATAGATACTGCGATACTAAAGTATTAATTGGGTTGAATGTATATCTTGGAAACATCAAAGAACCACATATACAAAAACAGCCTTTTATTTTTACTCGTGAGCTTATCCCTAAAGAAGAGGCAAAGGCAATGTATGGTGAATGGTCAAGGTGGGAGAATGTACCACAAAACCAAGAACAGTTTACAACTGAGGGTGATGATACTGATAGTAAGAAGTTTAACAATTGGGTATTGATAAAATTTGATTCACTTTTTGTAGAAGAAATCAATTTTTATGATAAGTGGGGAAACAATTATATGAAGTTGTTGAATGGTGTGATGATGTTTCCTGTTAAGAAAGTAGGTAGCAGATATTCCACAATTCCTCTTTCTGCTATTTTGGGTGTTAGTGTTTATCCTGTTGCTAAAGGTGATTATGAGATCATAGGCAATTGGGCTTACTCTCGATCAGTTCCATCAAAAAACATTACAGATGAAAAATTGTTTGATGAGTTTTTGAGATCCATGATAATCAAAACTCGTCAATCATATAATCCACCAATTACCAATAATACAGGTGAAGAGTTGGGTGATGATATTTTTAATCCTGGTACAATATGGGATGGTATCGATGCTGACAAGATAACACCTTTGATTGATTCTCAAGGTGTAACTTCATCTGAGTTTAATATGTCGCAATTCCTTGCAAAAATGATTGATAAGAAATCAGTATCACCATCTTTTGAGGGGCAAGAGGGGCAGAAAGGTCGTACATTGGGTGAGATTAATATAGAACAAAGACAATCAATAAAGAATATGGCTATGGCTGTAAGGGGATTATCTGGCTTTGTTAAACAGCGTACCTTGTTACGTTTATACAATATTATAAATACATGGACATTACCGGAGAAACTGAAGAATGGTATTACCCAAATGAAAGATGAGTACAAAACAATTACAGTTGATACTACTTTGGATGATGGTGATGGCAAACGTATAATTGAATTTACAAAAGATTTGCCTATGGAACAGCAGGCTCAAGCTGATAGTAGAATATTGTCAAAGATTAAAGGGATGAGAATACAAAAGGATTTTGTAAATCCTGTTATATTCAGACAGGCATTAAAATATTCTTGGAAAATGACTGTTAATCCAACTCCTAAATCTGATTCTGCATTGAGGATCGCACAATTCTCTGAATTCGTTAAGAATGAAATGGCTCTTAGTCAGGCTTTGGGTGTTCAATTGAAAGGTGAAGATATTATGAGAAGAATGGCAATACTAAATGATGAAGATCCTGATGATATAATTCAGGAACAAGTTCCAATGCCTCAAGGTATGCCACAAATGCCTGGTGGTGCTCCAATGCCTGGTGCTGGTCAACAACTTCAACCTAAAGCTCAAGCACAACCAAGTGTTAATACAATGGTAGGGGCTTAGTGTCAAGTTGATTGATTTGCGTTTTGTAAAATAATAAGTTATATCTTGATTGTTATCGTTTCGTAACTTACGTTAAAGTTTCGTGAAAATTAAAACATACATCAAAAGTCTTTTTAAAAAATCTGCTCCTAAATCAAAGGAGGGGTTTTTGTATTTAAGCGATAATATCAGAAAGATCAAGGGCGAGGAACTGAACAATATTAAACTGACTATTCAGAATTATGTTGGTGATGATGTTCTGAGTAGATTGATCACTTCTAAGGCCAATCAGATAAAGGAAGAGGGTATACAGAAATGCCACAATATAATTGAAACTGCTAATTCAGTTGAAGAGGCTGGAAAAAAGGCCGGACTGATTATGCTTGGGGTTAGCTTTAAATTAAAGGGGCTTGAGGAATTGGTTGATGAAATCAAATTCTTTGCCAAAAAAGAACCACAAGCGAGTAATCAACAGACTGATCCACATGCACATATTTAATTATGAAAAACATTATTTACATCACAAGTGATAATCCTAAGCAGATATTTAAGTACCAAAATAAAATAAAAGAAGAAAAGACTCAGGATGGTAAAGAATATGCTGGTGTGGTTGATGACAATGATTGTGTGGTAGTACCAACTCATCATTCATTACAAACTTTAGATACTAATAAGAAGGGTGAATATGACTCATCTAAAAAGAATGATGTTTATAAAATTATTATTGAAGATAATGGTGTGGCATCTATAACAAAACTTACATAACATTGAATGTTAATGACACCTGATCCAACAATCAAACCAAAGATACCAAGAGCACATTTACGATTAATGCATTGGTGGAATCAACTTATTAATGTGCCGGATGGTCATGGAGGATTTACAAGAAAATATAGATTTGGCTTTCCTCTCACAATATATGATCATCCAGTAATTAATTATCCTGTATTTAATAAGATAAGTGGTTGGTACAGAAAAGTGTGGAATTGGATAAAGTCATTATTTAAAAGGAAAAAACAATCTTAACAATAAAAAACAAACTCAGCCCTCAAAATAAGGGCTGGAACTTGTATTTTATTTATAAATTAACACAAAAATATTATGGCTACATATATTGATGAAGAGGGTAATGAAATTGAAATAGATGCTACCCCTGAAGAGTTGGCAAAATTACCTGAACTCTTAAAAGGTAATGAGAAACTAGAAACTTTGCAAACTGAACATGATGAACTTAAAATTAAATTTTCAGGTTTAGAAAGCAAAGATTTTAATTTTCGTAAGTTTGAAAAAGCTAGTGAGGAAGAAAAAGCCAAGCTAACTGAAAAAATGACTGAGGTTGAAAAGGCTGCTGTTACTAAAATATCAGAACTTGAAACTCAAATAAATAGTGGTAAGAAGGATGAACAGGATGGCTTAAAGGCAAAGGCTATTACTGCCTTATCTGCTGGTGATGAAGAGCTTGGAAAAGAGTTGGAAAAAGCTTATGAGAAATCATTAGAGTTTGGAGGTGAGCCAAAATCACAAGAAGATGTTATTACCAGGATGAATGAGGCTTACAGGTATATTAAGGGTGTTGTTCCTCCTGTTAATGCTTTGAACCAATTTGTTCCTAATACTCCTGTTTTAGAGAAAAAAGATAAGGAAAGGTACACTAATACAGAAAAGGGTAAGTCTATGCTACAAGAGAATTTCCCTCATCTGTACCCTAAAGAAAAGAAAGAGGAAGAGAAAAAATAATAATCATTTTAATTTAATATTTAATAAAACTATATTATGGATAACGAAATAGACAATTTAAGAAAAGAATATAAAGGTAGACATCCTGAAAACAATGAGCCTCTTCCTGCTTGGGATGCGGATGAATTAAGGGTTAAGATTAGTGAATTTAAGACTGTTGAACCTGCTAAAGAAGCTACTGAAGTTGTTAATACTGATACTGGAATGACTGAGGATGATGGTAAGGAAAAGACTTATAAGCTTACAGAAGATCAGTTACAACAGATTATGAGTGGTCAAAGGCCACAAAACATTTTTGAAAGGGATTTAGAGCCAGTAGAAGAAAAAGCTGCTAAGCCAAGAACTTATACTTGTAAGGTTGCTCTTTGGCAAAAAGATGCTGATTCTCCTTTGGGTGTTGTTACTGATTTAAAGACTATTAGACATGATCAAGATCCAATTACAAAACTTCATAATGTTGATATTATAAGAGCTACTATTACTTTTGAGAATGAAAAAACTCATAATTTTGAATTTCCTATTGGGGATCTTATTAAGATATTTACATTAAGAGAAGAAGTTATTATAGTGAAAGAAGAACGTAAGAAAATGAAAATGGATAGAGGTATGGTACATAAGGTTAAGACTGTTAAAGAGGGTGGTATCAATACAAGAATGGCTGGGGAAGTTACTAATGTGATGATACCACTTAGGGAAAGGTTTTTAATACCAATTATCACTATCAAGCGTAGAAATGGGCAAGTTTTAGTTTTACCACCTAGAGTAGTAAATATTTAATGAAGAAAGAATGTACACAACAACAGCTTGATGAACTTTTAGCATTGGGTTACAAAGGAGGTAATACGATTGGAGATTTTATAGAGTTCTTAGGAGATGATTTAATTGCTATTGGTAATCATAAAGATCATTGGTACTTATCCCACATAGTTCCAATTACAGATCCATTATGGGCTGGTGTAAATAAAACAAAAGAAAAGAAAACAATACGAAAAAAACTTATAGATGTCTTATGTAAAGCAGTTAAATATAAAATAACAAACAATAATTATGCCTGATCAAAAAGAAAAAGAAATTGCAACTATCAACAATGAAAAGCATTTGGATCTTATAACTGATAGGGTAACACCTTTGTTGAGAAATTGTCTTATTGAGAACATAAGAACAATGGAAACATCCAATGTTACTACCAGGATTAGATTAATTACAGAACAAGCTTTTGAAAAATTGGAATTTAAAGATCCATTACTTAAGGCTGGATTAAAAGCTTTATTCCTCAAAAAATCAAAAGAATTACTGGAAAAATCCACAATTAAGGCTTCTAGTGATGAAAATAATAATAAGATTGAATCAATAGCTTTGTCAATTTTGCCTGAAATATTGGATGGTTCACTTTTTGAAGAAGATGATGAATGGCTTGATCAATATATTGATGGCCAACTTTTAATGTTTGTACATAATTTACTCAAGCATTATTTCAATATGTATTTCCAAAAGGTTGAATTTGCAATGCTAAAGAATTGGGATGATGCTGAATTATTGACTTTTGGCAAAGAGCAATCAAGATTTACAATGGCTGAACTCGATAATATCATTAAAAGTGGACAGGGATTTAATGCGTGGCTTGGGAAGAAAAGGAAAGGGAAAATCATTTTAAGGGAGTTGGCTGAGGAATATTGCCAACTTCTTCATAATAAGATTGATAAAGAATTTGTTGATGAGGTTGTGGATAAAACCAATGCCTGTTCCTGGAACGCTGACTTTAGGACATTCTGTTTAAAGAAATATGATGAAAAATAATTATGGCAAAAACTTGTAATGTAAAAGCTACAGTAAGGGGTAATGCGTATATCTTGGAATTAGGAGATTTTGAAGTAAATGGTGTTAAAGATTGTATTTGTATTTATAATTTGAAAACTAAGAAGTGGCGATTGTTTAGTCCTCCTGGAAAAAAATAATTTGACACATTAATTAGTAGTGTGTTATTTTAAAAATACATTCGGAGATCCCACGTTACGGGAATTAATCTTTTCGGAGGTTTTTGCGTATATGGATTCGCACCCATGTCTTTTTTTTATTTACTTAATTTTTAATTATTATGGCTAATTTTGTTTTACCAGCCAATTCTAAGCAATGGAAAACTGAGAAATTTTCTTCAAAAACTACTACTGCTTATGATCAAGGCGAGTTAGTATACAATGATGGTACTAACACAGTTCCTGGTACAACTACCAACAGGCGAATGGATGGTATTTGTCAGGATGCTAAAGCTGTAGGGGCAACTGCTACTACTTCTTTAAAATATCTCGTACCACGAGAACCAAATGCAGGTATGATCATGGATGTAGGTACAGGTACTATTGCAAAAACTGATGAAGGTCAATGTTTTGATCTTACATCTTCAACAACTGTTAATGCTAATGCTTCTACTTATTCACCAGTTAAACTTATTAAATTCTTAAGTACCACTAAAGGTATTTTCGTATTTAATTATGAGATTGGTGTAGATGCTTAATCAGTTATTCTTTCCGTTACTCTTTAATTTTACTCTTTAAAAATTTTTATTATGGCTACTGTAACTACTACTGTAAACCAAATGACGTTTACAGAACTTGCAGACACTACTAAAAGAGTTGTAGCAGATCAATATAAAGCCGATGATGGCTTGAATGAAGTAAAATCTTTGTATACTGTTGATACTATTCCAAAAGGTACAGGTACTCAAAGAACTTTCACTTCTTATGGTTCTGATTCTTATGCTAACCGCATGGATGAAAGTGCTGATGCTCGACTTAATCAGAGTGTGCAAGGTAAATCCAAAACTATGTATATGTATCGTTTTGGTAAAAATTCTGCTGTTTCTTATATAGCTTCTAATTTCTCAAATACTCCAAAGGTAATTGATGATTTGACAGCTTTATCTAAATACATTCCTAACAGAATGGCTTTAGATCTTACTCATCGTTTCACTTATGCTACTGCAACATCTTATACAGATATGGATGGTGAAACTGTAGATACTACTATTGGAGGTGATACTCTTGCTGTTATTTATGGAACTCACACTCTTAATGGATCTGCTACAACTGTTACTAATGTTATTACTGCTAATCCTCGTTTTTCTAAAGGATCTTTTGAGGTTGCTAAAAATGTTGCTAAAGCTGCATCCCTTGATGAGTTTGGTATTCCGGTTACAATGAACTGGAATACAATAGTAACTGCTAATGAGGCAACTACTATTGATGCTGTTTCTATTCTTAAACGATCTACAACAGATCCAACACAAGATAATTCTGGTGTAGTTAATACACATAAAGGAGAATTCCGCCATGTTGTTCTTATAAAACTTGATACTGATGCTCAGGGTGCTTATGACACCACAAAACAGTATCGTTGGTTTTGGATGGCTGCTGGTCGTGGAATGGAATATTGTACATTCCATTGTGGGATTTGGGAAGCGGCTCATGGTGTAGCACAAGATATTGATATTAATAATGATGATAAAACTATGGGCACTCGTGGTTCATGGGGTATTTGTGTTACTGATCATCGTGGAATTACAATGTCAACAGGAAATGGTGCTTAAATTTTAATTCAATTATCAGCCTATGATTTTGAGGTCGGTGGTGGGGCAGATAAATACAAACTTATTAATTCTATGAATAATAAAGCTTATCAACAAGCTTTACTGAATATGGTTGCACAAGCTGTACCCACTTTTGGTAGAGTTTTTATTAAAATGAACTCATCTGATACAGATGAGGAAAATTATCAGAGGTTACAAGAAACATTTACTCCGGTAGATGGTCAACCTCGATTTTATACAAGTCTTTCCGGTGTTAATACAGCTATGGAAAGCAACAATGATGATGTTTGTCTTATTGATGCTAATAGTACACATAGCCAAGCTATGCTAACTGTTGATGGACATAGAAAACATTTTATTGGAATGGATGGTGGAGGTCGTAAGAACTCACAAGGTTCTAAGATTTTTACTCCTGCAACAGATGTTGCCGCTAGTATTGCTGCTATTTTAAATACAGGTACTCGTAATACTTATAGAAACTTAAAAATTGCACAGCAAGGTACAAACGCTGCTCAGATTAATGGATTTATTGATACTGGTGAAGGTACTTTTATGGAGCATTGTAATCTTGATATTTATAGTAACCTTACAACAGCAGAGCATTGTGCTCTAAAATTTGCAGGTGATACTTGCCATTATAAGAGTTCTCAAATTGGTGGTTCTACAGTAAAGCATGATGAAGCTAATCAAGCTCCTTTTAATATTCATACTCATGCTGGATCTACTGCTAGATATTCAATTTTTGAAGATTTAGATATTATCCAATTTTCAACCGAAACAGATGCTTCTTGTATTAAGGTAGATGAAGCTGCTGGTGTAATTGGATGGCTCAAATTCAAAGATTGTTTCTTGCTATCAGCAAATAAGGGTGATGGTGCTACTACTGCTGGAACTATGGCTGAGGCTGTAACTTCTAGTGCTACTGCTGGTTATCTTTACTTTCAGCATAGCTCTTCTGCTTTCGCTACTGCATTTGCTGAAGCGGCAGCACTAATTTATGGTGATGCTACTTCTCCAACAGCAGGAAAAGTTGGTGAAATTATGGTAATTGCTGCTTAATCAATTAGATTATGGTTCATGTAAGTAAATTCACAACAAACGAGAGAAGAGTTCTTGATAGGGCAGAAGAAAATGCCTACAAGAGATCGCAACCTCGACCTCAAAGGGTGAATCCACCGGTTTATAGAAATATGCAAAATATTATCGATAAAGCCAAACGTGGAGAAAAACTTTAATTTTTTAACTTTTATTTTAATGAAATATTTTTATATTAACTCAAAGGGTGATCGTGAAGAATACCCTTTGGCTGGTAATGAAACCATCCAATTAGGTGCAGATGGTACTTATCGTGTTTTGGTTGATACCGGAATGGAAACTTATCATAAACCTGGTATTGTTTTACAAGCTATTAAAGAAGAAACTAAAGAAGAAAAAGAGGCTATAAAAGAAGCTGAAAAGGAAGAAAAGAAAAGATTAGCTAATATTAAAAAGGAGAAAGCTGAGGCTGAGGCTAAAGCCAAAGAAGAGGAAGAGGCTAAAGCTGATGCTGAAAAATTAGAAGCTGATGCTAAAGTAGCAGCTGAAACGCATGCTAAAGAAGAAGAGGCTGAGGCAAAAGCAAAGGAAGTACCACCTCCTCCTGCTACTCCTGTTAAAGAAGCAAAAAAATAAGAAATATTGATTTCTTACATGGGGGGCGAAAGCCTCTCTGTAAGTAATTAAAACAATTTACTTCTTAATTTACTAAATTATGTCTGATAAAGATCAATTTCCATACGATGCTATAGGTACTGCTACTGCACCAGCTACATTAACTGCTGCATATACTGGCAATACTAAAACATTATTATGTAAATATTTACCTCATTTGCACATAGATGCGATTTACACCCCTGAAACAGGGCAAACTGATAGATATGTTGAGGTGCTTATTGAAGTAAGCAATGATGAGGGCACTACTTTTTATAAAAGAACAGTACAATCCAATTCAACAACTGAATCAAAGGTTTATGAGGATAATGATACAGGGGTGGCCTTTATTCTACCTGGTGATAAAACTTCTACTGGTGGGGTTGCTTATGATTTTGCTTTTGATGATGCAAATGTTATTGGAGATCAAATAAAAATTTCTGCTAGAGAGAGTGGAGCTGCTAACTTTGGTACTTTATCTTTGAGAGTTACATTATCTGATTAATTTTAACCCCTTTATAAAATGAAGAATTTTTTTAAAAAACTATTCCTTAGTTTACTTATATTCTCTTTAAGTTTTAGCATATCTGTATATGCACAAAATATGGTAGATGGAGGAGATAATATGGTAGGAATATGGATGTTTAGTGATGATAGCACAGAAATCCTACCTACTGACTCTGTTGATATTGATTTTAATGAAAAGAATCTTGACAATGGTGCTGTAATTTATCTTAACGAACAGGCTGAAGCAAGTGCTGATATTACTGGTCAAGGTCAGTTTTGGGTAGATACAGCAACTCCTAATATTCCGTATTTTACTGATGATGCAGGTACGGATTGGCAATTAGGATTAGGTGGTGGTGGTGCAACAACAGCTTTGGATAATCTTGCTGCTGTTGCTATAAATACATCACTTTTACCTGGTGTAGCAAATGCTATTGATTGGGGAAGTGAAGCATTATTTGGAAGAAAGATTTATATTGCATCTGATATTAGTTTTGAGGGTGCTACTGATAATGATTTCCAAACAACTTTAACTGTAACTGATCCGACAGTATCTGATAAAACTATCACATTTCAGGATGCTGATGGTATTGTGGCAATGGATGCTACAGCAGTTACAGATTTAGAAGGTACAGCTTTATCGATTACAACAGGAACATTAAATGTTACTGAGGCTGATCCGCTATCTGCTACAAAAGCACTGGATAATTTAGTGAGTGTTGCCATAAGTGAGTCATTAGTATCAGATACCGCTTTAACTGATGATTTGGGAACAGAGGCAATACCTTGGTTAAAACAATATCTTGGTTCATCAATTAGTTTTGAGGGAGCTACGGATAACGATTACCAAACTACATTTTCTGTTACTGATCCTACTGCTGATAGAACTGTTACCTTTCCTGATGCTGATGTTACACTTAATGCTGCTGGAGATTTATCAGGAGGTACTTTAGCTGCTGGTGTATTAGCATCTTCACTTACAAGTGTTGGTACTCTTGCCTCATTAGTAGCCACTACAGCCGATATAAACGCTGGTACATTCGATGGTACTATTGGAGGTACAACACCTGCGGATGGTTCATTTACTACTCTTAGTGCAACTGGTAATGTAAGTTTAGATGCTGGGGCAGGTAATGCTCCAATATTATATTTAATTGATGGAGATGATAAATATCTTGCTTTCAATAAACTTGATGCAGGTGAAGCACAAATAGTAAATAATGAAGGTGCTTTGCATTTAATGCCAAGTGCTGATACTAATGATTATCTTTCAGTTTCAACTACTACTAATGTAGTTACACTTGAAACCATTGCTAATGGCGATGGCGATCTAGTAATTAAAGCAGGTGGTGGTGATATAAGTTTTGATAATGATAATCTAATAACTACTGGTACTTTGGGTGCTGGTGTTACAACTTTAGGTACAGCGAGTTCAGCAACAGGACAGCTTGTTTACCAAAATTCAACTAATGCAAATACAGTAACCTTACAAAGTGGTGCTACATCAGGTAGTTATACTATGACCTTACCTCTAGCGATTGCTGGGGCTGGTGAAGTTCTAACTGATGCAGCAGGTAATGGTGTATTAAGTTGGGCGGCCGCTGATGGAGGTGCTAATGCTGTACTTTCTAATTTAACAGCAGGAAGTGTAGCTATAAATACCTCATTAGTTTCAGATACAGATATAACAGATGATTTAGGTACTGGTGATGTAAGATGGAAAGATACATGGTTTCAAACATTAAGTGCTGGTTTAACCGCAACAGATACTCTTAAGTTAAGAGGTTATGATGTCGATGGAACAGCTTATGTAGATATTTTAACAATTACCTCAGCTAATACAGTTACAGCAGATTTGAGTTCTACTGTAACAATAGGAGGTAATGCAATTTTAGATGCAACTTCTACTACTTCCGCTTTAACGACAGTAGGAGCTTTAACATCAGGCTCTTTAGGAGCAGGATTTACAGATGTACCAATTGCTCAAGGTGGTACTGGTGCTTCAACACTAGCTGGTGCAAGTATTCCTACATATACAAGTACAAACACATTTACAAATAAGCGTATAACTTCAAGAGTAAAAACATTTGCTTCTGATGCAACACCTGATATTGATTCAGATGATTACGATGCAGTAACAATAACAGCTCAGACAGAAGCTATTACTGATGTGAATGTAACTGGTACTCCCACTAACTTCCAAAAACTTACTTTTAGAATTAGAGATGATAATGATGCTGGTGGTTATGCAATTACTTGGGGGGGTGATTTTGAAGATGCTGGGGTAGCTTTACCAATAATTACTGTGGCAGATAAAATATTAACAGTAGGATTTATTTATAATACAGTTACCTCTAAATGGGGATGTGTTGCTGTAGCAAATGAAACTTAATATGAAAAAACTTTTAACTTTAATTGTAGGATTATTGGTTGGTACAGCTATGGCTGCTCCTATTATATTAAATGGAAATGGAGCTGAAACTAGGCCAATCGTAAAACGCTATTACAATGCTGATCATTATGATAATGGAGATGGTACAATATCAGCTTCTATAAAAGGGAAATGGGTTAATTATATGGAAAAGGATGATAGTTGGCAACCGATTAATGAGCATTTTGAAGATGTTGGAACTCATTTTGAAATGAGTGAAGCTCCATTTATTGCTAAAGTTCCAAAACTTTCAACTGGTACAGCTACATTTAATTCAAATAATCGTTATGATATTTGGGATAAAAAGAAAATTAAGGATGAGCCATTAACAATGCTTACTACCGCAGAGGGTGTGAATGAAGTGATTGGAAAAATAGAAACAGGAGATTTAGGATGGGGAGAAACTACTTATGTAGTATATGAAGGTGCTTATAATTTTGGAGATTTAATATTTGTAGTTCATAAAGCTAGAGGTACTCGTTTAACTCGTTTGGTACGTTTTAATGAAGCCCCTAGTGAGGACTTACAGATAACTTTTGATTTAGATTTTTCTGATAAAATAAAAATCCGTAATAACGGAAAGACATGGAATCAGAAAGGCGATTTAAAAACAAATAAGGTTATTTCAATGAGAAGCGACAATCTTACTAATACAAGTAAGCGTGGTATTGGATTGAGAAACTTTTACATGTGGAGTGATTACAATAACAGAACATCTATTGAGGTTGATATTAAGAAACAGGGGAATGATTATACTCTGACTAAAAATATTCCAATTAGTTATTTTAATGAAGAAACTGTTTATCCTGTTTATACAGATGATAGTACCAGTTTCAATCCTGATGCTAACCCTGAAACTACATGTATTGATGGTAGCGTACTAAGATATGTGGTACCAACTGGTGAAGATTGGGCAGACATGAGAACTAAGGCTGGGACAGATTCGCAAAAAGCAACTGCAACCACCTATTTTGCAAGAGTTCAAGCTGTAAATGTTTCTGATAAGTGGCAAAGAATTGAAAGGGGTATATTCTTGTTCGACACTTCATCAATAGGGGCAGGCTACGAAGTAGATAGTTCTGATTTTAAATTAACAGGAACATTTAAGAATAATGATTATAGTGGTAATGTAGATTTAGTTACAAGTAATCCAGCATCAGACACAAATATCAATACCCCGGATTATGACTATCAGGATTTTGGAACAACCATACTTGCACCCTCTATTTCAATTGCAACATTTGATGATGCTGGACTTAATACATGGGCTTTAAATGAAAGTGGTATTGCAAATATAGATATGGAAGATATATCAAAATTTGGTATAAGAATAAGTCATGATACTACTAATACAGAACCAACATGGTCATCTAACGGTGTTGATTATGTGTATGGTAATTATGCTGACAATGGCTCAAATGAACCAACATTAGATGTAACTTATAGTGAAGTTTCGGATTCTGGAAATATGTTCTTAATGTTTTAATTCTTAATTTAACAATTTTATGTTCAAAAAAATTAGAAATTTAGTGTGGGGATTTTTTACAGGCAAAGATATGAAAGCTTTATATTGGTATACATTTGCACAGTTTATAGCTGCTGGTTGTGATATAGTAATCCAAACTTTAACTGCATGGAATCCTGAAGCTTGGCAGACTATTGCTGCTGGTTTAATAATTTCTCGTATTACTAAAAAGCTTAATACAAAATAAATATGTCAAAATCTTCAGACACAATAATAGGAGAAATGCATACTGACATAAAATGGATAAAAACAACCCTTGAAAAAAAAGCTAATAAATGGGTGGAAAGGGTTATCGCAATAGGAATGTTGGGGTGTGTAGGATGGGCAGGTAATCAATTATTAGGCTTAATTCCTAAAGTGCAAGCATTATTTAATTAATTAATATGTCAGCAAAATCTTTACAAAAAGCATCGATAATCAATATAACTTCATCAAAAATCAGGATTAAACATCCTGATATTGATAAAAATCCAAATACCATTATGGCTAATGGTATTGCTGCAGCTGGAGTTACTTTAACTGTTTTAGATAATAATGGATTTGCAGATGATGATTTTATGATATTGGGGGCGATAGGAGATAACCAAACAGAAGCAATAGATGTAAATGGTGCTGTTGCTCGTGGAACTTCAATGACTATAACCAATACATTGAAATTTCCACATGTATTAAATGATCCTGTTACAAAAATTTACGAAAAACAAATTAAGATTTATGGTGCAGCTACGGATGGTGGAACTGGAACAGTAATTAAGACACTTGATATTGAATGGAATAAACAATATACAGAATATAGTTTAATAACTACTGATACGGCTTATGCTTATTATTATGCTACTTATTATGATGGAACTACAGAGGGTGCTGTTAGTGATTATATTTTGGCTGCTGGTTTGGGTTCTGCAACTGTATTTGGTGTAATCCAACAAGCTTTAGATATTGTTGGAATTGATATTGATACTAAGATAACTCTTAAAATGTGTACTAGATATGCTCAGGATTGCCAATTAGCTATTTCTCAATTTGTTTATCATAAGCCACGCACAGGTAAGGAAACACCAATTGATTGGGGGCATGAACTCACAGAAGATATTACTTCTTTATCAATTGATGAAAATCAAAATAGGTATGATATATCATCTTTGAATTTTAAATATACTGCTGCAAAATCAGTTACAAGTGTAAGGTTAGGGGATCTGAAAGCTATGGATAAGATTAATCCGGTTGAAATGGATGCAGAATTAGCCTATAGGCCTTATACTGAAGTGGCAACTCAAGCTGAAATTGCCGATATTACGCTTGTGGTTGATTCTAATGTAGAATATTCAGATACAGGTAATCTTTATCTTGGTAGCGAGATAATTACTTATACAGGAAAAACTGGAACTACAACATTTACAGGAATACCTGCTTCAGGTACAGGTTCAATAACCGCACAGCATTTAGTTGATGCTCCTGTATGGCAAAATGCTGCTCCTACAAAGCCTACAAAGTGGACAGTATTTGAAGATTATTTAATTTTAAATCAACCGCCTTCTGATGATTATGAAGATTATGCTATTAAAATAAAGTATTACAAAACATTAACAGCTTTAACGGAAGTTTCTGATTCTATCACCATTCCTTTTTACAATGTTTTCCAATATTACATAGCTTCAAGAATTGAACAAAGGAGAGGAAACACAGAGGAATCTTTATTATTGATGAACCAATTTGAAAAGATGGTATTCCAAAATTCTCAATTTAGGGATGTTTTACCAAAAGCTAAAAAAACTTATAAAAACTATGCAGTATGATATTACAACGTCTAAATTTCTTGGCAGGGGGAAACACAAATGTTTCACCATTTATAGCTGAACCAAATAGTTGTTTTGTATTATCTGGTGCTAATGTTTCGCACAAATTAGGGGCAATGCTGAAAGATGTGGGGTACAGCCAGGTTGGAGATACTCTTGAGGCAGGTAAAGGGGAAACAGGTCTTTTTGATTGGAGGCCAGCCGGAGGTACACAAAAGACATTAGCCACTATTAATAATACTGCAGGAACTAATTTAACCTTAAAATACAATAATGCAGGAACGTGGACTGATATTGTTCTAACAAATGCTTGGGATGGATATGAGGATTGTAAGGTGGAATTTGAAAATTTTATTGGATATGCTTTTGCTGTTGGTTATGATGCAACGGATAAGGTATTTTTACCAGTTGGATCTTTAACTGGTACAACATTTTCAACTGTAACGAATGTTACAAATATGCCACAGGGTAAATATGTAGTAAAATATCACGATAGACTTTATGTTTTAAATTGTAAAATAGGAGCTACTTTATATCCATATTCAGCTTATTATTCAGAAATACCAGTTGGTGGAACAGTAACATGGACACCATCAGCTATTAATGTTGGCTATGGTGAGGAAATAACAGGTGGTTGTGTTAATTGGGAAAGGTTAATGGTCTTTACTGATCAGAAGGCTTACATGTACGATGGAAGCTCATTTAAGCAAGTTTGGGATGAGGGGGCTTATCATCGTACTATTAAAAATAATGGTCAATTCATGGTCTTTTGTAACCAAACTAATGTTTGGCTTACCACAGGTGGGCAACCAATGCCTATTGGTGGGAAAATAATTGATTTTATTAGAAATGGTACACCATCTTCATTTTTTGCTGAAGTTGTTGATGAAGAATACAATTTATATGTTGGTACTGTTACAGTTGATGGTATAACTTATACTAATTGTAAATTGACATATAATTTTGCTACACAAGGTTGGAGGTGGAGAGAGCTTTATGATGATATTACTATATTTGCAAAAAAATTAGATTCAGGAAGAGAAAGGTTATATATGGGTTGTGCTGATGGTGAAGTTATGAATAAAGCCAAATATACTGATGCAGCTCTTGTTTCGGCAGATGATGGCCATGATATTGCTTCTTATTTTGAATTAGCTCCTATTATTATTAATGATTTGACTTTTGAAAAGGATATGCAGGAATTGAGAGCTTATTCAGAAAGAGCACAGGGGTTGAAATTATTTGCTAGAGTGATTGATACAAACTCAAGGGCAGCTTCTGAATTTCTACCTATTGGTATGCTAACTAAATTCATTAATCAATTTGAAGTAAATGTTAAGAATGGGGTTATTTTACAAATAGCTGGTTCTGAAAAAAGCTCATTACCATATTGGAGTTTCTATGGTATTGAAATGGATGTACAAAAAGCTTCTAAAATTTTATAAGTTATGCCTAGTATTGCCGATCTTGGCTATAAAAACAATGTTAAACCAATATCTGTAATAACGGAGGATCTTCCGTTAGCTTCTGTAAATCAGGAAATACCAAACAAAAGTATTGATTTATCCAAAATGACTATAGATACTTTTCAGGTTAATCAACACATGAGAGGCGGTGCAAGTGGATATAATGAGGGAATTGGATG